CTGAAACAAAGATGCCGGAGGGTGTAGCTGAATATGCACACCTAGACACTCAGAATCCGGTTCCAAGCATCGAAACTAGTGTGCCTGCCCCGGAGCCTGTAGAAGCAAATCCATATGATGTCGGATATGCAGGTGACGATAGAGAAGTCTTAAATGCCGGGGAAACTTACAACAAGGGCGAAACTGAAGACATTGATGCTGTTCTTAAAGATTCGCTTATAGATGGTGGTAGTGCAATACCACAGTTCTATGAAACTAAACCTGCCACAGAATCCGCTAGACGCATGGAAAAGATTATCCATGACCAGATAGAAGAGTCAAAAGGATCTAGCGAAATACGCAACGCTCTGTTTGAGTGTTCTATGTTTGGTACAGGGATTATCAAAGGCCCTTTCAATTTCAATAAGACTTTAAATCGTTGGAAGGAAAATGAAGGGGGAGAGCGAGAGTATGATCCTGTAGATGTACGTGTACCTCGCATTGAGTTTGTAAGCATCTGGGACTTCTTTCCAGATCCTAACGCTACAAACATGGATGAATGCGAATACGCCTTTCATCGTCACAAGATGAATAGATCTCAAGTACGCGCACTAGCCCGTATGCCTTACTTTGATAAAGAGGCTATCCGTACTACTTTGCGTATGGGGCCAAACTACGAGCCTGACCACTATGAGCATGAACTCAAAGATGACGCAAGGTCAGAAGACTATGGAGCGGGTCAGTACGAAGTAATTGAATACTGGGGCATCATGGATGCTGAGTATGCCAAGGAAGCAGGGCTAGAACTTCCAGAAGGTACTGACGAACTAGATGAGTTGCAGATCAATGCTTGGCTTTGTAATGGTAATATCCTTAGAGCGGTTGTAAATCCATTTACTCCTCACCGTATTCCTTACAATGCGTTTCCTTATGAGAGAAATCCTTACAGCTTCTTTGGTATTGGCGTTGCTGAGAACATGGATGATTCTCAGAAGATTATGAACGGACACGCACGTATGGCTATTGATAACCTTGCGTTATCAGGTTCATTGGTGTTTGATGTTGATGAGTCTGCTCTTGTGGGTGGTCAAAGTATGGAGATCTTCCCCGGAAAGATATTCAAACGCCAAGCAGGTGTTCCGGGCCAAGCTATCAATGGCGTTAAGTTTCCGAATACATCTAACGAAAACATGATGATGTTTGATCGTTTCCGTCAACTTGCAGATGAGCAGACAGGTATACCAAGTTATTCTCATGGTCAAACAGGCGTTCAAAGCATGACTCGTACCGCTTCTGGTATGTCAATGCTATTGGGTGCTGCATCACTTAACATTAAAACAGTAATAAAGAATCTTGATGATTTTCTTCTGCGTCCTCTTGGTGAAGCATATTACCAGTGGAACATGCAGTTTCTAGAAAAGAAACTAAACATAGAAGGAGATTTAGAAGTAAAAGCTACAGGCACAAATAGCCTGATGCAAAAAGAAGTACGTAGTCAACGCTTGACAATGTTCCTACAGACAGCACAGAATCCTTCAATCGCACCGTTTATTAAAATTAACAAGCTGATCAGCGAACTGGCTTACTCATTAGAACTTGATCCTGAAGAACTATTGAATGATCCAGAAGAAGCTGCTGTAATGGCTCAGATCATAGGATTGCAAAACAATGTTGGACAAGGCCCTAGTCAAGAAGCTCAAGCCGCTAGTGAACAACCCGGAGACATGGGAGGCCCTGAAGGAGTACCTCCAGAAGGCCAAGATGTCGGAGCTACGGGTACTGGCGGTGGCAACATCGGAACTGGAAATGTACCGCAGTCAGGGGAGGGTGAGTTCTCTGGAACGCTTAGAGAGGTTGCGGGATAACGTAAACGAGTACGAAGAATGACTACACTTATATTAAATGCTTTGGCGAGTAGATATCAAGCAGAGTTGATGGCTCTACAAGTAAATATAGAAAACTACACTAGCAACTCAGTAGGTGTAGCAGAACATCCTGATATAGTAACTGAAGTAGACAAGCTAATAGAGCAAGTAGCTTCAGCCGAAGAAAAACTAAAAATTGTATCTGAGATGCTTGAAGTAGAAGGAATGAAAGATTATGGCGAAGACTAAAAGCCGTGTGAACGAGGCAGGTAATTATACTAAGCCTACAATGCGTAAAAACCTCTTTAACAAAATTAAAGCAGGATCAAGTGGGGGCAAGCCCGGACAGTGGAGTGCGCGTAAAGCCCAAATGCTTGCTAAAGAATATAAAGCTAAAGGCGGTGGGTACAAGTGAAAGGTTTGTTTTGGAGTTCTCTTCAGAAGAAACTTGTTTCATATGATGAGTGGATGAAAGACGCAGAGAAGCAAGATGGCATTAAAAAAGTCTCAACAGTCTCTTAAAAATTGGACAGCCCAGAAGTGGAGAACCAAAAGCGGTAAACCTTCCACTCAAGGCTCCGAAGCTACAGGCGAAAGGTATTTGCCTGAAAAAGCTATCAAAGCTATGTCTAGTTCTGAATATGCAGCAAGCACAAAGAAAAAAAGAGAAGATACCGCAAAAGGAAAGCAGCATTCTAAACAGCCTAAAAAAGCTGCTAAAACAGCACGTAGATTTAGGAATACAGGTGGTACTGTGAATAAAGATAAATTTAAAACTGTTATGCAAGAGTTTAAAGATGGCTCATTGAAATCTAGCTCTGGAGATACTGTAACCTCTAGAGATCAAGCACTCGCTATTGCATACGCTTCTTCCAGAGCTGCCAAGCAAATGGGAGGACTTATGGATGCTGCACGTAATCATTTTGCTAAAGTTAAAATGAATGAAGGTGGATCTATGATGGTTCCTCCTGAAGGTGTACCTGTAGATACTTATTCTAATATACCACCCGAAGAGATGGCAGAAGCAAAAGCTTCACAGCTCCCTGATGAACAGATGGAGCAGGAATATCTAAGTTATGTGATCAATGAAACCCTTGATCCAACTGAACAAGAATATTTAAGAAATGCTTTAGAAGCAGACCCAAGACTTAGTTCTATTATAGACAAAGTTGTAATGACTGCTTCTGAGTTTTCTGGGGCCGGAGAAGTTGAAGGCCCCGGAACTGGCGTATCAGACTCAATACCCGCTAGATTATCTGACGGTGAGTTTGTTATGACCAAGAAGGCCACTGATCAAATAGGTGCTGAAAATCTCCAACGTATGATGGATGATGCTGAACGCGCTTATGATGGTGGTTTAATGAGTCGGCCTGACAACCTGCAAAAGACATCTATGAGTAATGAAGACATTATTCAACAACAGATGGCCGGAGCAAGTAAGATGCCGAGTATTCGTTAATACGGCTACCTTGAAGTAACAAGCCCCTATCAGTCTGACGAGATATTTAAGATAGGCTACCTTGTAGGCAACAAGCCCCGTTTGGAGAAGTAACATGACTGTAGCAGAAAGAATTGAAGAAGAGGCAAATCCTTATAATGCAAAGAAAGATTGGCATGGAGAAGGGGAAGCTCCCCAGACTCAAAGTGCTGATGGATTATTTTTTGAACCACCCAAGCAGAAGGCCACCTCCAGTGAAGAAGCTGAAGCCCCTGAGAAAGAAGCAAAAGGTGTTAATTATAAGAAACGCTATGACGATCTAAAGAAGCATTACGATACAAAAGTTTCTGAATTTAAGCAGCGTGAGCAAGAGCTGTTGGCTGAAGCACAAACAAATGCTCCCCAGTATCAAGCTCCGAAGTCTGCCGAAGAGTTAGAAGCTTTCAGGAAAAAGAATCCTGATTTGTACGACACGGTTGAATCTGTAGCACATCTTCAGAACGAACAGCAACTGGCTGATATTCGCCAAGAGCTAGTTTCACTGAAGCAGCGTGAAGCTGATATTGCTAAGAAAGAAGCAGAAGTTGAGTTGCGTCAAAAGCATCCTGACTTTGAAGACTTACGAGGCGATGAAAAGTTTCATGAGTGGGCTAAAGAACAGCCTGAACAAATACAAGGATGGATTTACAACAATCCTAATAATGCGTCATTAGCCGTCAAAGCTATTGATTTGTACAAGCTTGAAAACGGAATCAATTCTACTCAGTCAACCAAAAGGAAGCCCAAAGCTCAAGGAAGTGCTGCTGATATGGTTTCAACTAAAACGAAATCTATTGATGCTAAGCAACCTAAGATTTGGACTGAACGGGAAATCGCTCAAATGTCCGTAGCTGAGTTTGATAAATACGAACAAGAGATTAATCAGGCTATCAGTGAAGGACGAGTGACTAAATAATTTGTCTTTTATTGAGGTAATTTAAAATGGCTTATAACCAATCTGATCAATATTTTGAGCCGAGTACGGATACCGATGCTAACTTTGCAAACTCCGTAAGTGGTCAAACTAATTCGTACTTTCTGCCTGCTATTTATAGCAAGACGGTACTTAACTTCTTCCGTAAGTCATCTGTAGCAGAAGCTATTACTAATACAGATTACGCAGGGGAGATTGCCGCTTATGGAGATTCTGTAAGGATCATCAAAGAACCAACCATCACTGTATACCAGTATGAGCGTGGTCAAGATGTAACGCAGACTAAGTTGACTGACCAAGAAGTAAACTTGGTTGTCGATACAGCGAATGCTTTCAAGTTCATCGTAGATGACATTGAGAGCAATATGTCTCACGTAAACTTCCGCGAAGTAGCTGCTTCTTCCGCAGCATACTCTCTGCGTGATGCGTTTGATGAAGGCGTTATCTCTACCATGTTTGCAGGTGTTTCTGCTTCTAGCCCAAATCACATTTTGGGTTCAGATAACGCAACCGACCTTGCAGCAGGTACTTTTGATGGTACTGGTAACCTTGACATTGGTTACGCTTCTGGTGAGCATGATCCAATTGACGTTCTTTCACACATGGCCCGTCTGCTTGACGAGCAAAATGTTCCTGAAGAAGGCCGTTGGTTCCTTGCAAATCCAGAGTTCTATGAGCAGCTAGTGAAGAGTTCTTCTAAGCTGATCAGCGTTGACTTCAATGCAGGTCAAGGTTCAATCCGTAATGGTTTGGTATCCTCTGGCAAGCTACGTGGGTTTGATATGTACAAGAGCAACAACATTGCTGCGACTTCTAATGCCGCAGGTAAGTGTATTGCCGGTCACATGTCTTCTACATGTACTGCTCAAACTATTGTGAACACCGAAGTAATTCGTGATCCAAGCAGCTTTGGCGACATTGTACGTGGACTCCATGTTTATGGAGCTAAGGTACTGCGTCCAGAAGCTCTGGTATCCGCATTCTACGGTATCGACTAATATTATCGGGGGTCTGAAATATGGCCCCCTTTAATTTATGGAGAATGATATGAAATGGTCTAAACCTACTTACCAAAAAATAAGACTTGGCTTTGAAGTCACAATGTATTTTAAACAGGTATAACATATGCCTCAAATCGGAAGCGAAAAGAATCCCATTAGATTTAATGTAGATAAGAAAGTAAAAATTCGTCCTGCTTATTTAAAGGGCGAAGACAAGAAAAAGTTTGATGACAACTATGACAGGATTTTCAGGAATCCTAATAATCCTACAAATCATAGAGAGGAAAGTTAGTATGAAAGATAAAAAACGCGGCATGTATATGGGCGGCGGTAGAAGCTCTATGGATACTGGAAAGCGACCCGGACAGCGTTTAATGCCTGATGCAATGCACCAGAAAAGAATGGGTAGAGCAATGGGTGGTGGTAAGAAGCGTGGTATGTATGCAGGTGGCGGTTTAGCAAGCGCAATGCAAGTAGCAAAGGCAAACTAAGATGACTAAACAAGTTGCTAGTGATTCATACAAGTCTATTCAAGAAAAAGAAAAGAAGTGTAATGAGATGCTAGGTTATCAGTTTCCATATCAAAAGGAAGCAGAACTAAAGCATCCTAAAGCGCGGAACGAGCAGGAGAATCCTGATGCAAGTAAACGCGCCTGAAGGCTACCACTGGATGAAAAGCGGCAAAAGCTACAAGCTTATGAAAGATCCTAAAGATGGCTATAAGCCACATAAAGGAGCTTCTAAAAAAGCTACTTTTGAAATACAAAAGGTTCATAAAAATGGCTAAAACTTTTCTTCAGCTCACAAACGAACTATTGCGAGAGTTAAATGAAGTAGTATTAACTTCCTCTAACTTTAGTTCTGCTATTGGTATTC